GGTTTTACTCCTGAGTTCTATTATATACTGTTCAACAAAGGTCAAGCCACGCACTTCACCTACGGCAGACCGATAATCTTCATACTTCACACAATTACCGGCCATCATACCGTCTCGTAGTTCATCGAGACGTTCACGAATATGTCGTATAACTTTAGAGGTGGCGTACGAAAAGTCATCCACGGGCTTGCCGCCCGCTTTGTTTCAGTTTGGCCACATCGAGTTGCCCACGCATTTCCGCAATATCCTCATGAGAATCCATCTTTGCTACAGCAATACCACCCCGCATTTCCGCAATATCCTCCTGAGAATCAATACGCTCACGTGCTATTTTATTACGATCCGTATTTTCCTGCCGATCTAACTTTAACCGTTCAGCATCATCTTGCGCCTTGCGGTATAAATCAGCTTCCTTAATGCGCAACTCTTGACGGCGAAGCTCAACCAAGGGATCTTCATCCTCTGACGTAGCCGACATAACCTCAGCTGTGATTTGCGCAATTAATTCAGATACACGGTTTTCAGCCTGAGCCATTAGTTGCTGCTGTTGTTGTTCGTCTAACTGCATACCTTGCGCCTGGGCCTGTTGGATTTGCGGCTGTAGCTCCTCGTTTACCATTTTCCGGGCCTGCATACCAATATGCTGCGCCACATGGCCCATTAAGGATCCTGTAACTAAGGGAGCCGCCATAACCACGGGCACTTTCATCATTACCATATGCGCAACAATATGCGCTTGATGGTTCTGTTCCATAAACGCCTGCAACGGCATACTGCTCAACACGTTCCGATTTTCCTCAGACGCGTCCACTGGTTGCGGGTCTTTAGGGGGCGGTAAAACTAAGTCAACGTCTTTTATACCTAAAGCCTCATACATACGTCGATACGCTTCATACATATTATGCATGTCGGGTGCAGCCTGCGCTAATTGCAGTTGCATCTGCGCTAGCATGGCCCGTTGGCTACTGCTAAAGATATTGGGATCACTGACCGGTATAACGTCTACCCGTTTATCAAAATCGGAAGCCTTAACATTCCTTTCGGCCCCGACAACGTTATACGGATATTCTGGGGGTAAATAGTCGGCAAATACTGCCGCCAGTAATTTTAATTCTAATCGTTGCGCATGGTGTAACCGTTTATGGATACCAGACATAACCTTGGTACCACGCTCCAAAAGCGCCATGGTAGTACCAACAGGCATTTCACGGTTTAAGCCATTTTCAGAAATAGGCATTTCTGACATAGCACTAAATTTACGACCTGATTCTATAATTAAACCAAGTAGTTGGAACAATGTCGCGCTTGGTTCCTTATACGGCAAAGCCCACAAAGACTCACGCAGATTGCCGCCAGGGCTATCCACATCCCGAAATTCGCCAGGGCGCAAAGGCTCATCTTCATCACGTATGCGAATACCGCGAGCCTTAAAACCAGCAGGCAAATTGGCCAATGTGCCGGCATCGATCAGCTGCCGTAAAACTGAAGTTGCCGAGCGACTCAACCCACCAATCATGTGGATTAACCCAAAGCCGTAGAACCCTAATCCTGGAAGAAACTTAAAATGTACGAAATACTGTTTCTTCTTCTTCATCGGGTCGTCAGGCGTCCAATTTCGACGTATAGCCAAAATCTCACCTGAGCTTTCATCAACCGTTACAATATAGGGAAGCCGTACCTCGGTCGGTTCACCTGTTTCGTCAGTATCCTCATAACCCAAAAGATCTAAATCAACATGGCATTCTAATAAAACATATTGTTCATCATGCGCCCCAGGACGTTCCCCCTGCAAATCGTCCAGTTTAGACTGGGTGTCTGAAACATGCATGGTTTCTGGGTGTATGGATACATCTCTGTAAAAACCATTTACCTGCATCTTACGCAAATCATTTATCTGCATATGCACAACATGCGTAACACGCTCAGCGCTTTGTAAATCTGTAGTGGTGTATGGGACTACCAAATCTTCGCAGGCTACAAACTTACTAACGGCCCGTTGCAGCGACTCGTCATAGTAAACCTTCTTAAAAGCCGACCCCGCCAATGGAAGATAAAACAATAGCTGATCCATATCGGGATCATATTCTTCCATAACATCAGTGATCTGATAGTTCATATATTCCTTTACGCGCTGGGCCTGTTTTTCCGTTTCAGGAGAAATAGTCCCAATAATTTGGGTGCGTACAGGACCATCTGGCGGCAAAAGTTCCTTGTAGGCTTGTGCTTGAAACTGCACCACACTTTCGGCCAATAACGGATGTGAAATACCGCTGGCCCCTTTAAAGGGCTGCTCTCGCTCTTCGTACTTAAAGCCTAAAAGATCTAAACCCTCAACATAGGTCATTTCCCAATCTTTACGGCCCTGCTTATCTTCTCTATAATACCCGCTTAAATCATTACCTAGTTTGGTCAGCTCGCGAGAATCTACGGTTTCCGCAAGATTAGCAAAAAAGTCATCGGAACCATCGCCACCCATCATTTGCGACGGATCAAAATCAACAACCACCCCGCCTTCATCATCTTCAATAATGGAAATATCTTCCGGGAGAATTTCGTCATCTGTCGGAACATCGATAATGTTCTCAGGAACAATATTCTCAGACATAAACTCTTCGTCAATAGCGGCAGGGTCACCTGTAAGACGTTTATCTACAACCATCAGTAATATTCCCTTGGACGCATGTAGCTACGGGGGGTCTTGTCCTCATAATCGTCAGGATGGGTCACAAACCCGCCCTGGCGGAAACGCAACAATGCCTGAACGGTACTATCCACCAAATCATCGTGATCACCTAAAGGAAATGCCGCACACTCTTCAATTAATTCTTCGGCGAAACGTTTTTCCGGTACCCACACCATACCCGATTCTACTAACGGCGCAACAGCATTTACACGAGTCACTTTATCATTGCCACGGGTAGGGGTGTATGTGGTTACGGGTATGCCCGTCTGCCGTAATTCATACGTTAAGGGCAAACCACTAGCTTTTGCCTCAATTACCACGTTGTCGGGATCCCAATACTTATATTGCTCATGCGCAACGCGCTTTAGTTCCGGAAATTCCCACCGGCCCTTTATACTATCAAGTAAGATGATATGAAAAGACTCATCCTCATTCGGTTTAAACACGCCCCAAGTGGTAATCGCACTATAATCGGCTGTTTCCTTAGCACTAAACGCGGTGTCATAGCTTTGGATAATATAGTCTAGTCCCGGAATCTTTTCATGTTCCCAACGCTTCCACCATTCGCGCTTAATTAAGCTGCCTTCTTCGGCAGTTGGATCCTGCATCCATTGAGCGTTCCATTTACCGGCACTCAAACTGGCCTTCACCCCTAATAGTTCTTCAACCTTCCAATACTCCGGCCAAACCGCTTTTTCATCGGGCATTATGGCAGGGAACTCTACAACTTCCCATCGGTCGGCCATGTCATCGGACGCTTGGGCCTTAATAAGTTTCCCCGTTAGATCCTTTACCGACCAACGGGTCATTACCAGGATAATAGCGCCTCCAGGTTGTAGGCGTTGTCGTGGCCCAGAGGTGTACCACTCATATGCATTATCCATAGCCGTTGGACTAAGGGCATCTTGTTCACTATGGGGGTCATCAATAATTAACAAATCCGCACCACGGCCTGTAATCGCGCCTCCAACACCCGAGGCATAGTACTCACCGCCCTGGTTTGTCTCCCACCGTCCCGCCGCCTTGGTATCTGCACGCAATTTTGTTTCCGGGAATACGCGGCTGTAGTCTGTGCTGTCCATAAGGTTACGCATTTTACGGCCAAACCGCACGGCCAATTCACCCGTATGCGTGGTTTGAATGATCTTCAAGTCCGGTTTACGGCCAATTAGCCATGCCGGGAATAAATAGCTGGCAAACTCAGACTTAGTATGGCGCGGGGGCATATTGACAATAAGTCGTTTTAACCGGCCCTCGGCCACTTCCTGGAATTTTTGAGCAATTATACGATGGTGCTCGCCCTCAATGAATGTGGGCCAAACCAACCGAACAAAATCAAGAAACTTATCTTGACATTGGTCCTGGTCTTTTAATGATTCTAGACGATCCGCAAGAAGGAAATACTCATTCAATACATCCTTTGGTAGTTGATCAACCTTTAGATCCATCTACACAATTCCGGCCAGCGGTAATTGTCCCGTAGACTGCAATAACCTACGGGCATCTTCCTCTGTAAATGCAGTAGGCAGATTAACAGGTGCGAAAGGCGATAGTGCGAAAGGCGATGCTGTTTGTTGTTGCTGGGGTACATTCTGCGTCAAAGCAGGTAACAGCGATAAAGCATCGAGGGTGTTCGGCAACTGCGGCGTTGGTGGCAACGCCGGCGTTAACTGCGTCGGCGGCGTTACCTGCGGCAGCGGGGGGTCTCCACCAACATCACCAATCCCGGCACCAACTTCACCAACACCACCAACTTCACCTT